GTAGGCAATTGAGCAAACGGGAAATTAGAATCAAAACCCATGCTTTGTGTATATCCATTTGCGTTGTGATTTGCATACCCCAGTTGCTCGTATGGGCTTGCAAATAGATTACTTGCGTAGTTAGCCGCATTTTTACATACCCATGCTTGCCTGTTGTTTATATTTAGTCCGTCAATGAAATCCCAAACATCTCCGAAGGGTGATTCGATGCCCCTATAGACACAGGGATATTTGCCATCATTGGCAACAATCGATCCTGACGATGCTAATAATTGACTGCTAAATCCTGTTTTGTATCCTGTGTTGTACAACATATTACCCGTGGTAATAGTTACAGGTTCACCATCAAAAGTAATCGCTTTATTATTCGCATCATACACATCTATAGAAGTGATTGTACGTCCATAGAATATTTGATTATCACCTCGCAACGTACCAACTGATATTGCCTGACCCACTCGATACAAGTCGGCATGAGCGTTCGCAACAATGATTCTGTTTACCCCTGTTTCCGTAACCGTTGCTAAATGCGTAGCGGTGTATTGCCCTTCGGTGTAGCCTTTCATGATAGTTTGAATATCTAATGTCGCAAACTCGATAAATGCCAATTTTCGAAGTAGGTCAATCCAGTGTAAGTCGTTTTGTTGATAACCTGTTAAACCGTCTGCGTTATTGTTATTAGCATATGTGCGAAATTCTACGATGTTTTTGTTAATTAAGGGATACCGATTAGGTTTGGATTCGAGTTTGTTGCCCGTCCCTAGAGAGGCTTTGTGTTTGCCAATAAGAACATAGGGCAACTCTTTTTTGTTGGTAAAATCCCAAAACAGATAGGGGAGATAAAATCCAGAATACCTACGTTTCGATACCTGCATTTGCTTGTGTGATGTTCCGTCTGTATCACGACAATAGAATTTTGGTACTTTCATGAACACGTTACCAAGAGAATCTTCAACCTGTTCAATCTCGCCAAAGATAGGGAGTTTGTCAAAGTCATTTGTGACGGAACCATAGCCTACTCCTGCGTTTGCGGTTAACCCTACAGCATCATCTGTGCGAGTTAGTGTCGGTTCGGATGATTTATCCCATTTTATACCGAAAATTTCAGGTGGAGCTTGCTTTTGTGTGAGGATATTTATTGTCTCCCAAATTTCGATTTGTTGTTCTTTTACATCGGTTATATCAGATGCGAGTTCTGTGAAATTACTTCCCGATAGTTGAGTAAGGATTGCCCCGTCTTGAACGGTTACTTTTTTAGCCGGGTCTGTCCCGTCTTGTATTGCAACATTGGCCGCCAGGGTAGTATCACCCAAGTCTACCGGAACCTTACCGTTTGCCAGGATTGCTGCGGTATTAGTACCGTCAGTAAGTTGCACACCATTGGCCGTCTGGTCTATCCCCACCTTACCAACGACATTTGTCCCTGCCGGAATAGCACCAGCCACATTAAGTTCCGGTATATGCGGCACGACCAAAACCGCATTAGCTGTCACCTTGATAGTACCCGAAACATAGGCAGATATTCTTGCCCTGAACTTGCGTATTCCTACCACATCAAATAGATAGATACCGTCTGCTGTTGCGGTTGTGGCTACTGCTCCTGTAGTTTTGTTTACCGCCCTTTGTTCTACCCAATTCCCGTCAACCGTGCCTTCAAAAGTTATGGTTGCACTTGTAATGCCGGAAATCTGTACTGATAACCCACCAAACTCACTGTTTAGTTCCAATATTTCACCGTTTCCAGTAGCCGTTGCTCCGCTATGCAGTACCTTTTCTCTCGGCTCCATGTTTATTAAACTCATTGGTTAATCACTTCCTTAATCAAATTCAGCCTCTATCCTTGCGCATTGAATATAGACTGGTAAAAGTAAAAGGGAGGCGGTTAAGCCCCCCCCGTAAAATTAAGCTACCTCAATGTAAACCACGATGATATTAGCTACCAGTTCGGCAAAGTCGGCACTTCCCAAACTATAACTAATCTTTTTCCCGCCCATAGTGGTATCGGGAAATTCATAGTAAGTACCCACATCGCCAGCCTCATCAGCACCGGCGACTAAAGTTGCCAAAAGTGCGCCCCTGGTTGTTGAGGCAAAATAGCTTTCAGAAGTGCCAGCAGTTATAGTAGCCTTACCCCGAACGAGTCCAGCGTCAGCTACACTACCCGCGTTCAAATAACCGTCAGCATCACCACTAGCCGTTGACAATGTGCCTACAGTAACGGTTTTTGTCCCCCCCGTTGCCTCTTTGGTTATTACGTCAAGCAACACATCAAGGACGATTGCTTTAGTCGGCAAGGCCCAGCCGGTATCTTGTTCATCAGTTTTAGCCACCCGGGTAACAGGGATTTTCTTGATTTTAACTGCGCCACCGACGACAGATAAATCCAGGGTATTAATTTCAGCGGCGGTTGCAGTTAAAGCAGTACCAGATTGATAAAGCTGTCCGGTAGGTCCTGCAACCTGTACCTCTGACCCTACATCGCCTACCCACAGGCCCAATGCACCTGCTAGTTTGCCTTTTCTGAAATGGTTCCATGCCATTATTATTACCTCCTTAAATAAGGTATTGGGCAGGTTTTTACGCCTGCCCATTTAATTTATTGACCTAAGCAGCAAAGTTTCCGTAAATCCACAGCGGGCTTAAATACCCGTAGCTCCAGCGTCCGATAACCTTGTACTTCGCAATTTCTGTGTCAAAATCAACCTGATTAGCAAAGTCCGGTTTCCGGCGGTCAAACCACAGCAGTTCTTCCTTTGCCCGTGCGGAGTCAATCATAAACCACGCTTTTGGATTAGTCAGGAACGGCCACTCAATGACCTTCAGATTGCCCTTCCATACGTTGATGCCGTGTTCGGTGGTATCGGGTTCTTCATCAGTTTCGGCAATAATCATAGCTTTCTTCCGAAGTGCGGAAGGTACAATCAGGGTATCTAACTGAGTAAGGATTTTATTGTCCTTGTCGTCAGTCCATTTCAAAGCCTCGGTTCTGGTGGTTTCCACGTTATCAGCAGTCAGTTCCAGGGTCCCCTTGTTGCTGAAAGTAGAAGAGCTACCCGGCATTTTGGGGTGGTCGGTAGCACATAGAGGCTTACCGTCAGGGCCAACAAAACCGCCGTTATTGGCGTTATTAAACACACTGGCAGCGTGAATTTGCCGGGTGTAATAGGTTACACGGGAAAGTTTCTTAGTGCGGTTTTTGATTTCCGCATACTGGTCGTCGTCAACCAGTTCTCTTTCCAGTTGCATACCTTTGGAGTATTTCTTGTGGGTGAAGATAGCTTTGAACCCTTTATCGAAGTCCTCATAGCTTACCTTGCCTTCCCATTCGTCCATAATCCCCAGTTCACCAGTCCCCAGGAATTGCTCGAACGCCTTGGTGGAAGTCTCAACGTTAAAAATTAGCGGGATATAGTCTTTCATTTCCCGCTGGTGTTGTCCAAATATTGCTCTTAACCCAGGGGTTAAGAGTTCTGCCCAGTTATCACTTACGATTGCCATTATCTTATCCCTCCCAGAAAATAAATTAAGCCCCGATTACAGGGCTTTTGTTGGGTATTGATTTAATTTACTTAACCTTTTAATTGGTGTTAAAAAGGTGTTTGCGAATAAGTACATCCATGGTCAGGTTAGCCGGATTGATGGCAAGGGCTGCCAGAGGTCCTTTTTCCGCGGAATTTTCTGAATCAATTACGGCAGCATTAGCATCAATGGTATTCTCGTCTTTAAGGTCAATGCTTGCAGTACCCACATTGATTACGTCGCCAGCTTTACCGGCGTTACCTAGGAGAATGTACTTACTGGTAGTATCACAACTTGCTGGCATAGCCTGGAAATGCAGGGTATCAGTAGCACCGTCATAGTCGGTTACAGTACGGATGCAACCTGCATTAGTACCTTCATAGATGTAAAGCAGCGCACCATTCCAAACGTCATTGGTTGAAGTAGTCAATCCGGTATCAATAAGGGTAGTAGTGGTACCTCCGGTAGCCGTGCTGTCGGTCTGGTCAGCAAAGGAACAACGATAAATATTAAACGGATTATCGTATACCTTGCCATAGGTTATCCCGGCAGTGGGGTTATCAGCAGCAGTAATGCTTTCTGCCATAACACCCAGTACATTGGCAGCATTAGCGGCGGCCTTTGCTACCTTGCCATTTGTGAGTACCACCATGTCGCCTTTACTAAAGGCAGTATTAGGAGTGAGTTCGTATTCTCTCCCGTTGTCGGTAACATTTAAAAGATTACCAATTAGTTCAAAACCGTTGGTAGTTCTACTTGCGGTGTAAGCCATTATTCAATCACCTCTCGTTTATTTGTTTTTGGCATATTCTTTAGGCGATATGCCCAACCTTTTAGCCATAGCGAGTTCGCTTTTATTTAAACTGCCTGCTCCGGCAGTAGCGGCAGAACCGCCTTTCTCAACACTCATTTTGCTGCGTTTACTTACGTTAGCGAGTGTTTTTTGCTCTGTCGTGGTTTTAATGCTATCCAGTAAATCTCCAGCTATCAGCTTGTCTCCAAGAACAAACTTCATGGCAGTTTGGAAATCCAAAACTGAGCCATTCTGGGCAAAGTCATCAATCTCTTGAATATACTTCGCAGCCAAGGGGTTTTTAGCTATATATTCGTTGCGGTCAGTCATGTACTGGGTGGTTTTACTTCCCTGCTGCTGTTGGACTTCATACTGTCTCAGCCGTTCCTCAGCCTGCCATAACCGGTATTCTCTGGCTACGTCCTCTCTGGCTAAATTAACCGCAACTTCTTCTTCATAACCCAAATCAGTCCAACGCTTTATTTGCTCCTGTTGCCGGTTTCCCCACCACCTATTCATTTCCTGTTCTTGTTTCTTTGCCTCTGCCTCTTGTATGGCACGTTCTTCCTGGATACGCCTTTCACGGGCTAACCTCTCCCCGATAATACGGTCAATATCCTCCTGGGTAAATAGCTTTGTTTCGGACTTAGGAGGCTCTTCTTCCTCCTCTTTAGTTTCTTCCTCGACTTCTTCCGGGTTGGTGTCTTCCTCGGAGTCGTCGTTTTCGAGAAGGTTTTTAAGTTCGTCCGGGTCTATTTCGTCCAGGTCATCGTCAACAGTACCGTCATCACCATCAGTAACGCCGGTATCGGGCATTAAATAAGGCTGCCAATTAAAACCAAACAAATCAATTAACATTAATATCTACCTCCCGTGTTTTAAGGCCCGTCAGCCTATAAATTCCTTGCAGCTTTTTAAGCCTTCAGCACGTTTTGGGCATGAAAAAAGAAGTACCCTAATGGATACCCCTTCGAGCGACAGATACACCCCTTAAATTAGCCCCTGGACACCCCCCATCGCCTCCTGCAATATTCCCCTCTCGGCTAACATCTGCAGGATTGATTGTATTTCGGCATATCTTTGTTCAGGCGGTAAACTGGCTAAATATGCCTGTACCTCCTGTGGTAACAGGTTAATTATAGTGTCCGCGAGTATTTCAGCCTCGGACTCTATATCCCGTTCTGGTTGTTGTGGCAACGGTGCTGCCTGCTGTTGACCACCTTGTGCCTCCTGCGTAAGCTGTTGCATGAGTTCCATCAATGCCATTTCCCTTTGACCTTCGGGTAATTGCCTAATAGCCTCCATTAAATCAGGTCGGTTCTGCTCTAAGTATTGGGCAAATTCTAATAGCTGTCTGGATTGAGCCTCCTGCTCCGGCATGGGTGGTTGTTCTTGCGGTTGCATAGCCCTACCACCTTGTTGCATAGCCTGTTGTGCTAACATTTGTTGCTGTTGCTGTGCCTGTTGCTCCTCTATCTGCTGTTGCATTTCCTCAATTGGTGGGAATTTACCGGTATCCATTACCTTAAGGAATGTAATAACGTCAATAATCCCCCTCTGTAGCAGTTCTTTGGCTATCTCGATATTGTAGAACCTGTCAGCAGGTTGTACGCTAGAAGTCCGGCAATAGCTATCGAAGTCAGGGAAATATACTTCGTGGGTTTCAGGGTTAAGTGTTTCGGGATTGACCTGATTATAGGGCATTACCTCGCCCGTTCCCTGGTCGTAAACCTTCAGCATATCCTCCTGGCGGTATGTACCGTAGGTATGCCCGCCGTCCCCCATGATTCGGAATTTCCTCTGCTCAGTGTAGTTCTCAGCTATAAGCCGATTGGTATATGTCCCCGCCTTTTCGTAGCTATCGGTAATGGCCATTTCTTTAATTCTTAACCGCACCTGCGCCCTTGCTGATAATTCAGCAATAGCCTTGAAAGCGGTTACGCTTCCAGGTGTTCTGCCCTGGGAAATATCAAATCTCCCGATAATGGACTCCATGACAGATTGTATCCGGTTCATTTCGCTTTGCAGGCTGGCTGGTACTCCCTGCCCGTATTCCCGCTTAATTCCGGCTATGCTCTTCACCCCAAACCACATACCGGGTAATGTGCCCTTATCCTGTACTGTCTTCTGCTGTTTAGGAGTTAGGGCATTATCTTCATACCATGTTTGCCCCAAGGCATGGTGTAAATGCCCCTCCATTATTATTTCAGCAGTTTTATTGCGGACTATTTGCGGGTTCTTAAGGAAATACGCCTCGCCAAATCCCCAAATACTATTTTCCCGTGGATAGCATTGGGCAACGATAAAGGGGAATGCAGGGGTTTCTCCCGGTTCAAAGTAAATGTAATTGACGTGTTTTAGGTAAATCCTTTGGCTTTCACCTGCCCACCAAATCACATGAAGTCCTATCTCCCCGGTTTCTTCTTCGCCTTCTTCGTAAATAAGGGGTTTCCCGATATACCAGGTTTCTATGACCGGTATCTGGTTCTGCCGGTATTCGTTGTCGGTAAAACCTTCGTCGTCGAATACGTCAACGCCTAATACATCGTCCTCCTCCATTGTCTGCTCTTGGAGAATACCCGCTTTATCCGGGTATCTTTCCTTCACGCTTTCAATGGTATGCCAGGTTACTTTGTGACAACGATTGCCTTCGTTAATGTCCTCCTTGCACCGGGCATCAGGAACTAATGCCATTGGGTGTAATGCTCTCCAGCGAATATCTCCTATCCATCGGTTAGGTCCTTTCCCGCCTTTCCAGTCCGGGTCCCAGTAGGTATGCCAAATACCGGTACCATAAAGAAAAAAGTAACGCAGAAATTTTATCCTTTCGTTGGGATGGCGGTTCTTGTAAAAGATAAATTTCTTTAGGGCAGTCATTACATTGGCAGCCTCTTCGTCCCCCGGTTCTACCGGATAATCCAATAATTCGGTATCCTGGGCAAATTCAGAGGCAGTACCTTCAACCAAGGAAAAAGTCACATTCTCCACGGAATTGGGACGGTTCTTCTGCTGGTCCGGGGTTCTTAGTACCATACCTCCAGGTCCTATCAAGTCCCAATGTTCCCCGATGTACAGCTTATACATTTCTTTCATTTCCTCAATGTAGAAATGTTTAGCGTTCTTGTCGGGTTCGTACCAGGCATAACATTGTTCTACAGCCTTACGCTCAATGCTGGTTAAGTCCACTATCTCTTGTCTATCCTCTATGTTCAAGTAGTTCACCACCCTTCGACAAACCTTGCTTTATTTGCCTAGAAATCTGTCCCTAATCTGCTGGTACTCGTCATATGCGTATTCCCCGGCTCTCCTGCCAGCATTGGCAGCCGCAGCATAGGAGCGGCTTATGGGGTCGTTATTATATGCAGCACGTCCTAGTTCTGCCCCCGCCTTGACTCCTGCCACCAATGGGTGATAATCCCCAACAGCGTTGTAGGCATCGTAAGCAAACTCGCCCGCGCGCTTACCAGCATATTTACCAGCATCGAGTATTTCTTTTGCTCGTATTGCCCTCAATAGGTCTAACTTCTTGCGCAGTTCGTTTTGTTGTTCATCCGGTAATTGTTCCCGTAAAGTAGTTCCGGGCGTTGCATAAGGTGATTGGTTGTACGGGTCAAAAAGACTTTTCATTACTTCACCACCTTTCAGAAAATAGAAAAAGGCGGGAAGTATAGGACGAAACAGACTATCGCTAGCCCGCTTTGCTCTATACTCCCCGCCGGTTTTCCTGGTCAGGAAATAAGTATTAAATTAATTAGCAATTAACCTCTCTAAAAACTCGACTGCTATCTTATTGGCTAATTCATGGCTTATGTCTGAATTATCCATGATAGTACAGGCTATATTGCTTTGCCAGCCATAATAATAACTTCCTGGCGATTTGTCCTCTTTTAATGCTTTGGTTACTATCTTCATGGCAATGGCAACAGGATTCCTTAAATCTTCTGTTTTAAGCTCAACATTCGTATACCGTGGCTCTTTGGGCACACATTCTTTATGGTGACATACTAACTCAAAATGTCCTGGACTATGGCACTCACATTCTATATCATATCTGAAATAAGTTCTCTGCAACGAACCTTCTTTGCCGCAAACATCGCATTTACCGTATTCTTGCTCTCCCATCGTGTTTTCCTCCTTAATCCCTACTCACCTTAATATCCGGTGCAGGTGTTATCATCACCACCGCCCCGCCCTTTTTAACTATAGTCAGCTTCCCCCAGTCTACCTTGCGTAGTTCTTCTATTACGCGGGTTTCTTCGGGGGATAGGTCGGTTGTCTGCAATTATAAAACCTCCTTAACTGTGGCGAATAGCGCGTCTATGAGTTCGGCGGTGCTGAATTGTTTACCCGCGCACCCTTCAATCATATTCCCAACGCCCCTATTACCTACGTTCACAGTCCAGAAACACCCTGAATCATTGTAGCCAAAAGATTGTTCGTTGGTTTTATCTTTCAGCAGTTCAATGCACTGTCCAATGGATAAGCGTGGAAGCATATGGGTTTTGTCCATAATGTCAATGTCTCCGAAAAGACATCCGGGTCCCTGGGTGTCGTGAACAATATAATCTCCCGCTTCCGGCTCC